TTTGTATTGGTGTTATTAGTACCACCGCTCAAGACATTATTATTAGTGTTGTTATTTGTATTTGTACTATTACCAGTGTACGTTGTGGTATTGTTGTTTGTATTTGTATTTGTGTTAGTATTCGTGTTGGTATTAGTACCAGTGTACGTTGTGGTATTGTTGTTTGTATTTGTATTTGTGTTAGTATTGTTGTTAGTGTTTGTGTTGGTTGTTCCACCGCTCATAACTGTATTGTTATTATTCGTATTGGTGTTTGTACTAGTTACGGTGCTAGTACTAGTAGTTGTACTATCAGTTTCTACATAACTTGTGTCATCAAAGTTACCGTCTGCATCGTTTTCAACCTGTGCAAGCACAAAGGTAGGTATCAGCAAGCCCACAAAAAATAAGTGTCTAATCGCCCTCAAAGTCGTCTCCTAATATAATGAAGTACAACAATATTTATCGAAATGGTGTTAAAATTTTAACACCAGTTAACTGTGTATAAATACTTTTATGAACACACAACAAATTGAAGAACAAGATACATTTTTTGAATTTTTTGATACTTGGACTGAACCATTGCCTGTACCAGAAGAATACTGTTTAGACAATGACGTTGAAGATTTTATTATTGATAAGATAAAAGAAGCATTATTAGAACACAATGGCAATCAAACAAAAGCAAGTGAACGCTTAGGCATTAAGCGCACTACACTAATTGCTAAATGTAAGAAGTTAAATATTTTTAGCGTTTAATATCTACAAATACACATTCTAGTGTTTCAGATTTGTCGTTAACCATAACTGATGCTTTTTTTAAGTTTACTGTACACAGTGTTTCAGCTGTAAACGTATCTAAATGATGATACTTTACACCAATCTCAGGTACAAACACAAACCATATTAATAACCACATTTTACCATTTCCCTGTTCCCATGCCTATTAACCAAAAAACAAAAACTAATACAGATACACCTACGAATGCTATAGTTCCTCCAACAATCCATTCAATAATCATTTGTTTGCGTTCTTCAGCTGCATATACTTCTGCGGCACGTTTTTTACGCATTTGTCCTTCCATGCGTACAATTTCATCCCAAGCACTTGGGCCGTAATAGAAGCTGATGTGCGTTTTCATTTCTTCACGCATTTCTTTTGCTTTTTGTTTATGCCCCCAAACTTCTAGAGCATTTTGCTCTATTTGACTTGCTCCAAATAGTTTTTTAAACATTGGTGGATTTTGTGCTTGTTTGTGTGAAAAGTCTAAATCACTCATTGCAGTTGACCACTGAGATAGTGTGCCTGCCATATCGTGTAGTTCTTTTCCTGTGTCTATTGCTGACTTGATTCCGCGATACGCGGCTGCTGCCATACCAATGGCGGATACCGGATCTATCATACTTGCCCTTTCTTATATGATAGTAAGAAGCGCCCTCACGCTCTACTATAATATTTATCAAAATATAGGAAGAATGTATAGTCATAAAAATAGGGCCCGTAGGCCCTATTTAATTTTACTATAAAGTAAAAACTTAGCTGAAGTTTACTGATGTATCAGTAATAGCAACTGCTGCTAAGTAGTCTGCTGCATTACCTAGAGACGAAGCAGTGTTATTAAGCTCAACATATCCATAACGTGTCATGAATGATACTGTTGGCTCAAAAGTGCCTGGATCTAGTACAACGCCTGAGCTCATTAATGGAATATATGGGCAGTAGAACGCAGCTGCGTCTGACTCACTTGAACCCTTATAACCAATAAGAACGTTGGCATCGTCTGCTGCATATGTGTTAACATATACTTTCATTGCATTATTCAATGTACCAACCATTTTAGTGTTAGTTGGTGCTTCGAATGAACCTTCAGTTGTACGTGCAAACGCTGAAGTTGTAGCAGATTGTAGGATTGTTAACGCGAATGGCGATACAACAGCCCAGTTACCTGCACCTCTACGTGTGCGCTGTGCAATAAGGTTTGATGCACGGTTAATTTGCACTGCAAGAGCAGCATGCTCATCACCTACAAAAGTAGCTGTACCTGAAACTGATGATTGGTCATAAGTTTCAACTACGCCGCCTGCGAGTGTGTTAAGAGATGCAATTACCTCTTGATCAATCTCAGCAGTGATTTCTTGTGCTAAAGCAGCCATAATTTCTGCTTCTACATCGATACCATGCATTGATTGTGCATCCTGTGCTGATTCAAACGTCCAGCGAGCTGACAACTTACGTGTCTTAGCTTCAACTGTCTGCTTTAAGATCTGGATGCTGAGTTGGTTACCTGCTGAACCTTCAAGTGCTGCTGTTGCATCAGCTTTACCTGATGTAGCATTACCTGAATATGCTTCCGCAATTTTGAATGGGCTTAGAGCCTCTTCGCCTGCGGTAGCACCGGACGCACCAGCACCTACTGTGTCTGAATAACGAACACGTAAAGTATGGATTTGTCCAACTGGACCAGTCATTGGTTGTACACCAACAATTTCGTTTGCAATTACTGTTGGCATTACACGTCTAATAACTGGTAAAATAACTCTGTTAAGAGTTGCAACATTACCGGCAGAAGTAGCACCAGCTGTAGCCGACTCTGACAAATACTTGCGTGTATTTTCCAAAGTTGCAGCCATAACTGACTTTTTGTTGCCTTGAAGGCCTTCAAGAAGTGCTGTTTTCGTGTCCTGCCAGCGACTTTCTAGTAGTTCTGACATTGATTTCTCCTTTTATAATCCAGCTAAACGACGAATGTCAACTACATTCTTATCGTCTGCTTGTGAACTAACGTTAGTTTGTGACTTCTCGTCACGGTTGCCTGTTACTTCTTTTGCCTCTGCTAATACTGCCTTCTGCTTTGCTGGACCTTTACCGTCAATTACTGCCGGTAGATACTTGTTAAACTGTTTTTGTAAACGTTCAGTTTGAACTGATTCCAGTAAGTCTGTCATGATTTCGCGTTGGTCTTTGCCTAATGGCGAAACCAATTCGTTCATAATTTTTTCTCTTTTTGCAGATTCTTCAAGACGTTTTTTCTCAGCGTCTTTTGCTTCTGCAATTTTAATCGCTTTCGTAGCTGTTGCTTTTGCTTCTGCAAGTTGCTTGTTTTTTGTATCAACAACTTGTAAAAGTTTAGCAGTTTCTGACTTTTCGTTTAGATAACTAGTGCCATACTCTGCTGCAAACGCTTCGAATATTTTACGACCAAAATCGTTTCTACGTGCTGTGTTAATATCTTCTTTGAGTGAAGAAATCTCTTTATTAAGAGTCTCTGCAACCATTTCAGATACTGCACTAGCACTTCTTTCAATAAAGCTAGCTTTAACCTTACTAAAGTGTTCCTTAGCTTCGCGTACTAAACGTACTTTTGTCTCAGCTAAGTCCTTCTTGTCTTCATAAAATTCTGCGATTTCGGAAGATAGAGCCTCAACTACAAACTCTTCAAGCTTGGCAAACTTAGTTGCCATTTGTGCTTTGTCAGCGTGTAGTTCTTTGATCTCTTGCTGAAGTGTTTCAACTACGAAATTTTTCATTAAATCCGCATTTTCACGCATAGCAACAGCATATTTTGCTTTTGCTTCTGCTAATTGCTTGCGGTCGTCTGCAAATTCTGCAATTTCTTCTGCAAGACGCTCGGACAGTAGAGTATCAATTGCCTCTACCATAGTAGACTTGTCATGCTCGTATTTTTGAGCAAACTCTTCGCGTAGTTCAGCTGTTGCTGCACGGCGATTTTCTACTACTTTGCTTTCCCAAGCTTCTTCAATTTGTGCTCTGATCTCTTCTGAAACAACATCATTTTCAAAGAGTGTTTTCAGTGCATCAATCATTACGTTCTCCTAATTTCACTGGAGTTTGTTGATAATGTTTATCAACGATTCCTTTAGATATTTTTGTGCCTTGTCGTCATGTCTGGTTGCCTTAGCTAATTCGTATGCCTTATATCCGCCACGGGCATTCATAAGGTGCTCGTAGATTGGTGTTGGATATGCACCGGGGGCGCTGGGTTGTGCCACAACGTCCACGGTGATAATTTCAAAATCTGATACAGTGTTGTCACCGTCCTCTGATACATTGCCGCTACCGCGTGATGAAACACCTAATTTAACTCCGCTTTCAAGCATTGTTTTAACTAGTTGCCCCATAGGTGTTGGCAATATTTTTAGTTTTCCATAACCGTTTGCATCATCCATCCACATTTCTGTAATCATGTGTGATACACGGTCTAGGTTTACGTTAAGTCCTTCTGGATGATCAACTTCTCCGAGAACACTGTATCCTCCAGTTATCTGATCATTGAGAGTTTTGACAGCCCTGCCAATTTCATTTACAGGATACACTCGCTGATTAGCGTTGCGTACTCCGCCTTGTATGCAAATCCCTTTCATATAAAGGTCTTTGCCTTCGTTAGCGTTTTCGACTACTATTCTTGCTTGGTCGAATGTCAGGTGCTCTCGTAAGTTATTCATCTAGTTGTTCCTAACTTAGCTACCGATACTTGATTTCTTATCAGTTGCTGCTTCTGGCTTACCTTTTTTCTCGGCGCCATGACCAGGTTCGTTTTTCATGCCTTTCTTAGCACTCATCCCACCTGGCTTATTTCTGTTACCAGCATCGTCTTCCTTAGGACCTGCTGCTGAGCCACCTTTTTCGTCTGCACCTTGTGCTAGATTTGAAGCTGTGCCGCCCATATTGTTTGGATTTGCTACTGCTGACTTAGTGTTAGCACCGTTGTCACCCATTGTAGCTGATACTTTTTCTACATACTCGCGCATTTCTTCGCCAGCTGTTTGTGTACCTTTTGATTCTTCTACTTCTTCGTCAGTAGTTTCGTCTACTTCTTCGTCAGTAGCTTCTTCAACTTCGTCGTCTGATGCTTCTTCTACTTCTTCGTCAGTAGCTTCAAATGCATAGCCTTCTTCTTCGGCTTCGTCATCGTCGCCTTCGTCGTCGTCGCCGGCCATCATTTTTTCAAATTCTGCTTTAAGGTCGTCTAATGCGTCCTCTAAGTCTTCAACACGATCTTCAACGTCACCTTCTGGCTCTTCGCCTTCTTCGTCGTCGCCTTCGTCATCCATACCAAGGTCTGCCATCATGTCGTCGCCTGCGTCACCGCCCATTGCTGGTTCCGCTTCTACTTCAAACTCGTCTAAGTCAAAGCCTTCTTCAACTTCTTCGTCGTCTGACTCGTCAACTTCTTCGTCAGTTGTTTCGTCAACTTCTTCATCTGTAGTTTCGTCAACTTCTTCATCAGTTGTTTCATCTACGTCTGCTTCGTCTTCTAATAGTCCTTCATAAATATCGCGTGATTTTTCCACTACGATTTCATGAAATAATTCTTGTGCTGCTTCTTTATCTTCGTTGATAAGAAGTTCTAGCATTTGTTCAAATTTATTTGTATTTGACATTTTTCACTCCTATAAATGTTATTTCACATACAGATATCACAGATAGGACATCAGTATGGGGCTGTCATATAATATTTAACAAAGATGTTAAAAAACGTGCGAAAATAGGCTCAAAATGAAGTAAAAAATTTATTTTCACTCAATATTGTGTATTTCGTTGAATTTTTCTACAGTTATGTGGCTTAAATTATTTAATTTCCTAAATTCTGTTGGAACAAAAGGAATTTGTTCATCAACAACTCTAACATATTTAATTTCTGCGTTTCGATTAATAACTGCTACTGTTTGCTTTAACCAATTACTGTGATAGGTAGCTTTGTCTGTACTTTTTTTATAATTTGGTGTATCTGCATACATATTATTAATAAGATTATCTATGCCAACATAATCAAACCCTAATATGTATATTTTTTTATGATTATGGTCACTTGCTAAGTTTAATGCAGTAGGTCCACTGCTCCAACCTTTTGATGGATTAAAAAAATTAAATCCTGTGTAATTATTATATGCTTTGTTTGGATTTGTCCATACTTGGTTGTCATACTGATATCTAGACTTGTTTATTTCAATAACCATCTTAACATCTACACAAATTAAATAATCAGGAGAAAACTCTCTATAGATTGCATTGCAACCATATGTAGTTCCTTGACCAACTAAATTTAAAAGGGGAATGTTACGTCTACTTGTACCATTACCTATAACATAGGCTATTTTATTCAAATTATAATCCGCCAGCTTCTGATGCAGCTTGTGCTGCTATTCCATACATTTGTCTTACGAAGTGCAATTCTTCTTGCTTCTTCTCTGTATGTAGTTCAGATGCTTTGCGGATACGATTAATTTGACGTAAACTTAATCTTGTTTTACGAGTATCTGTTTTCTTCAACACAGAAGTATCGTCACCTTCTTCGTAACGTTTATCATCAACTGGTTGAACAGTCATAGGATCAAAATAAAATAGTTCTCGTAATATCATAGTACAGTATTTATAAAGTTTGTTCAGTATTTGTGTTTGAGCCGAGTTCGGTATCTGTTGCTGATGTCGGACCGCTGTCTGTTCCTGCATCTTCGCTGCCTGCGCTGGCTTCTAATTCGTCCTCAGAATTGTCTATATCGTCTGAAATATTTGCTCCGCTTATACCAGCATCTCGTAGTTCAGCATCTGCTGATCCTGGCATTGCTGTTAGTTCCTCGTCGTTCTCTTCTCGCCATAGACGTTCATTTTCTGCTAACTCTTCGTCTGTCATTCCTAAGAAACGTTTCATTGCAAATCTATTTGAAATATATGGAATAGCACTCATTTGTGAATAAGTTGGTACACGAGCATTATCAATTTCACTTTGTCTATATGCTGCAAAGTTTTGTGGTGGTTGGAATTTTAAATCAAACATAGAAACGTCTACATTGATTCCTTTTTCTAAAACATATCTTTTAAATTCAGTATCAAATTCTTCAACTACTAAGTTTTGCAAACGTTCACAATAGGTATTGAAGCGTAGCTCTTGGATATAAGCTGTACCCACACGTCCGTCATTATATTGTGCTGCCGAATCATCTGCTCCAGTTGGTAAGTACGAACTTGGGATACGTAGTCCGCGTACCAACTTATTAGTAAAGTATCTAAGGTCATCAATCTCTCCTAGGTTAGTACCACCTGGCAATGTTTCAACTTTAGATCCTCTACCTTCAGCCGTTTGTGGGAAAAAGTAATCTTCGTTGATTGAAAGCGGATTGTATGAACTGTCTATGACATTTGAACCTCCGCCTGTCGCCGATGGGATACGTCTTTGATGTATTTCCGTTTTAACACGTTCCACAAATTGCATAGCAAGGTGTGACGGCATGTTGCCCACATCAACGTAGAACACTCTTCTTTCTGGAGCCCGTTGTACTCGATAGATAATAATAGCATCTTCAAGTAATTCTTTTTGTTTATATACTTTAAAAATAGTTTCTAATAATGAATTACCAAATGGATAGTTGTTGTCAAGACCTTCTGATAAACTTAAATGTACTACATGTTCAGCATCTACTGTAAACTCTGAATCATCAGTTGTAAAACGTGAACCGCTCATACTTGATTGTGGCTGTCCTACCATGCCTCTTGCACCACCAGTAGATTGATATTGTGTGCCGCCGCCGCCAGTAATATTTCCGTTGTTTTGATACGGAGTTGTTGCTACACCATCTTTAAAGTTTAGGTTTACATTTTTAATTACATATTGCTCAGGTACTTTGCCTTCGCTTTCATTAACAATAATTCTTGTAACATTTGCAGGATCAACATGAAACCATCGTTTAGTTTCTGGATCTCTTAGAAAAAACTGATCTCCCATTTTAAATACATTACGTAAAATTCTAAAAATCTTTGTTTCAAAATTTTGTAACTTATTCCATTGTTGCAAATATTTTTGAATAATTGTTGTTTCTGAATTTGTTGCTTCTGATTTAAAATCAATTATAAATGGTGTATTGTTTGCTTTGTTTTTTTGTGTACAAAATTCTGCAAGAATATCTAATGCTGCATTAACTTCACTGTCCATATCCATTGTGTTGTATTGTCCATATCTTTCAACACGATTTGGACTACCAACATATACATCTGGTAAGTATGAGCTGTAATTAGAACGTGCAGGGCCTGCTTGGGACGATCCACCATTTTTTAAATTTGTAAAAGGAGAGTACGAACCTCCGGGATTATTTCCTGTAGGTACTGGTGTAAAATATTTTTTCCAACTCATTTAGTTCTCCAATTAACCTATTACCCTAGATATATCTGTGCCTCTAGCCCTAGTATTATCTACTATATTGGTTTGTTTTATTGTATGTGTTCTTAGTTCGGCTAATACTAATTGTAATGTATTATTTACTTCTTCTGAAGAAGAACCGCCGCCGCCTATTGAATCCATTTTAGATAATACAGATCCGGCATTTTCACCAGTTCCTATACCAAATTTATTATCTTTAGCAAGTTCGTCATTCAAATCACCTAGAACTGCAACTAATTGTTTCATACTATCAGTATAACTTCTAACTGCGTTTGTGTCAAGTCCTGATTTTAAAATCTCTAAATTATTTTGTAGACCGTCAATATTTGAAAAACTTGCCATAGCACTTTGTGCATCCATTAAGGAATTAGCACCGTCAACAGCAGGAGTAGCATCTATACTAGATGGTTCTACAATTGCATTTGCTTCTGGGGCACCATCGCCTAAACTTTTTCCTTCGCCACCTAACCATGTAGGCAAGAATGATTTAAAGTTAGGTAGTTTAAAATCAAAACTGAAGAACCCTTTAACAGTATCGATTATGCCCTGGAACATATCTTTAATACTAGGAAGCTGTATGTCTCCAAAGCTAAAGAATCCTGTAATAGTTTCCCATGCGGTTGTTAATAATCCGCTAATACTAAATGATACAGCATCTTCACCTGACCCAAAACTAAAGAATCCTGTAATAGTTTCCCATGCAGTTGACAACAATCCTGATATTGAAAATCCAGTAACATCTTCTCCCCATTTAAAGATTCCTGTTACTGTTTCCCAAGCTGTTGTCAATAATCCTGATATTGAAAATCCAGTAGCATTTTCTCCCCATTTAAAGAATCCAGTAACAGTTTCCCAAGCTTTTGTTGCTAGTGCAGAGATACTAAATCCTTGTTCGCCGAAACTGAAGAATCCAGTAACAGTTTCCCATGCTTTTCCAAATAATTCACTGAAGCTCCATGTTTTATCTCCAAAGCCCATCCAACCTGTAACTTTTGTCCAAGCAGTATCAAACAATCCACCAATGCCTGTCCATGCTTTGCCTGCGAAAGAAAAATATCCTGTTACTACGTCCCATGCTTTACCAAATAGCGCAGATATACTAAATCCTTCTTCACCAAAATCAAAGAATCCTGTAATCTTAGCCCATGCCTCTGTGAGAGGAGTCATTATATCAACAGTTTCCCACCAATCGCTGATGCCTGTAAACATTCCGGTTAATGCGTTCCAAGCATCGGAAACAAATTCTTTAATTTTATCAAAACCAATCATTGCTGCAATGCCTATCAGTGCAGCTCCAAGTGCAATAAACGGTGCTGATATAGGAGCAAGAAATGCAACGCCCATAAGTCCTACAAATGATGCAAATGCAACACCTAAACCTACTATTAATTCGTCAATACTAGGAAATATGCCTTCGGTTAATGCAGAAAAGATAGTACTTATAAATCCTTTGCCTTCTGTACCTCCAAATAATCCTGTTATCTCGTCGCCTTTGCTAACAACCTTTTTACCGTCTTTATCAAAAACATCTTTGTCAGCTTTTCCGCCGAACAATGCTGTTTTAAGATCAAAGTTTGTAAAATTACTTATAAATGTTTTGATTGTTTCAGTTAAGTCTTTTAATCCATCTTTAAATGCCTTACTTTCAATAAATTCAGCAAGAGCAACTCCAAGAGAATCAAACGCTGTTGTGATTGTTTTTAAAACATCTCCTTTTATAAATGCATCTAATAATGCACCTCTAAACTTTCTTATAGTTTCGCCTAATTCTTTTATGCCGTTGTTTCTATCTGCTTCCTCTTTCGCTTTCGCTTGTATTTTTGCAAACTCGTCAACAGTCATATTTGCCATTTTTTCAGTTTCACTAATTACACCAAATATGTCTTGAAGTCCTGGAACAGTACGTCCTAGTTCTTCAACTGTGGTATTATTTGCTGCTGCAAATGCTTCTAAATCTTTTCTAACATCTACAACAAAATTATTAAGTTCGCGTGGATCCATGTTTTCAACATCTTGGCCAAATTGAGCAAAAGTACTGCTCATTTGCATTAATCTTTGAGTGCTTGCATTTGAAGGAATACCGTCGTCAAAGTCTAACAACGCATCACCTAGTGATTTAGAAATTCCATTTACTGTACCTATGTTTGCACGGAATCTTTCACCTTCCTCTCCTGTATATCTAGACATAGCAGCTCGCATTCTAATGTCAGCTTGCGAAGCTTTTATTTCTTCCATAATTTGATCGCGGCGCTTGCCAGTTGCTGCTGCAAGGCCATTCAATTGGTCACCAAAGGCAGCGGCATTCTTAGCTGAAATTCTGCCTTGTATTCTGTCTCTTGTAAAAGAACCAGCTTGTAGATCTGCATAGTCTATTAACAGCTCGTTTAGTTCAGTTGATGTAAAGCCAAGCCCCATTAGTGCTTTGCCCGGACCATCACGCAATTCTTTACTCATTGCAGCAAAATTTGTTGCGCCTGTAGCAACACTACTACCAAACATTTTCATTGTCATTGAATTTTGAGAAACTAAATTTACAAATTCATCTAAAGGCATAGCTGCTGATGCAGAAGCTGCTCTTATATCATTTAGTCCATCTCCAAAACGTGCGCCAACTGCACTTAGTTCTCTAAAGGCTGATAAATTATCATCTATCATGCCAGTGAGCATACCTAAATAGCCGCCTACCAAAGGAATATGTTGTGCAAAATCAGATAAGGTATCGCCGCCTGACAATAGCTCCGCACTCATATTTTTCATCGAGGCAAACAATCCACCAAGGCCTGATACTGCGGCATCGCCTAATGTTGATGAAAATTTCTTAAGTGCTTCATTAGTAGTTTTTAATATCTTATTTTTCTTTTTTGATGTATCATTTCCGGTATCCATAATTTTGAGACCGTCTTTTTGGGTTTTATTATACATCTCTTGGATTTTTTGTTTCTCGTTAGAGGATTTGCCACCCTTATCCATAGCACGTAATAGCAGAAGAAGTGTAGCTTCACTAGCTACTCCCTCGCCTCCTACATTGACAATTTCAATTTCTTCAGCCAAGTTTGCGACTCCAAGTTAACTACGTATATAAGTAATTATGATACATATTATTATATTGTATTTATACGGAGACAATCATGGCAGAATTTAACCCAGCTAATTATGAGGTAAATCCTCTTAAGAAATATTTTAGACAAGCAAAAGTGTATATTACACTACCGAGCCAAGGAAAATATTGGCCTGAAGGATCTTTAGAACATACCGAAAACATGGAATTTCCAGTTTTTGCTATGACTGCAAAAGATGAATTGTCAATGAAGACTCCTGATGCATTGCTTAACGGTGAAGCTACAGTAAGCCTAGTACAAAGTTGTGTGCCCAATATTAAAGACGCTTGGCACATGCCTAGTATTGATTTAGATGCTATTCTTATTGCTATTAGACTAGCTACATACGGCGAACAAATGGATTTGGAAACAACTATACCTAACACAGACATTGCAAAATCATATGCCTTAGATCTCCGCCAAGTTCTTAATCAACTAGTAACAAACCAATTTGAAGATGTAATAACACTTGGTGAAATGACTGTAACTATTAGGCCATTAACCTACAAAGAATTTACAGAAGCTAGCTTGAAAACTTTTGAAGAACAACGCATCTTTGCACTTGTTAACGATGAAACTATACCTGACGCAGACAAAGTAAAACAGTTTTCCCAAAGTTTTATGAAGCTAACTGAACTTACAGTATTTACAATGACAAAAGGTATTGTGTCAATTCAAATTGGAGATGATGTTGTAAGTAACAGAGCACATATTGAAGAATTTATCCAAAATGTTGAAAAAAGTTTTTATACAGAGCTTACTGATCACTTTGAATTACAAAAGAAGAAATTTGGTATTCAACCTATTCCAGTAACTAGCACAGACGAAGAAGTAAAAGAAGGCGCACCGGTGGAATGGAAGATTCCTGTGGTGTTTGATCAATCAAATTTTTTCGCATAAGGATCTTGCCTCTTAGTGTAGACAAGATCCTAGAAGAAAGTACTAAATTACAAAATCAACAAAAAGAATATAAATCAGAATTATTTAAAATTTGTTGGTACATGAGAGGTGGTATTACTATCGACGAAGCTTATAATTTATCTTATGAAGATAAAACACTTATAGGTGATATTATAAAAGAAAATTTAGATACTACTAAAAAAAGTGGACTGCCGTTCTTTTAAGATCTAGACTTAATACTTTTTTCTATCTGTGAAATCAATCTACGTTTTTCCTTTGCATTTAATCCTAAAGCAGCATCTTTTGTTGCAACGTAATTACTTGACTTTTTTGCAGGAGCAGACTTTGCTTGTGCAGCAGGCTTTTCCTGTGGCGGGGTAACACTGTCCCCGCGCATTTTTTTCTGTATCTTAGCTGTAAAGATTTTTTTTAATCTTTTTGGGTCCATTGGAGCACTTGGATCAATATCAGAAGTGTCAACATTTTTTGTAGCCAAGAATCTAATTACATCTTGAGTTTCAGCTTTCTTAATAGTTTTACCCTGTGATCCTTGATATGTAGCAAATTCCTTTGCTAAATTATCAACAGATGCTGACATATCAGCTTTTCCTTTTAGCTCAGCTTTACGTTCAGCTCGACCTTGTTTATTAAAGATATCAAACTCATTAACTTGTTGTGTTACTTCTAGTATACGCATAATATTATTTATGCTTTGTTTAGTTACTTCGTAACTAAATGTTTTCGCTAACGCTCAAACTAAACACTTCGTTTGTTGATAGAAGTAATTAATATGACACAAATGCATTATTACGAATGTAATAATGTTTAAGTTTCATGTAGATTGTTTCAGTCAGACGGAACCTGTTACGGTC